CCTGTCATTACTTTTGGCATTGATAATTTTGGCATTTCTTTGTCTGCCATTCCTGCGTTACCTAAGCCTGCGTTTTTCATCATATCTAATAAATCAGCTACATGATCTTTACCACTTGCGTTTAATGATATATTCATTGTTACCGGATTGCCTTTGTCCATTTCTGGAGCCATAGGCGCTGGCATTGGAAGTGATCCTTCATCTACTGACTCAGTTAGTTTAGTACCTTTTTCAACAGCATCAAAACCTTCTAAGATATTTTTCATATCGCTAAAGTTAGTATCGCCTTTGAAAGGTTTATTACCTACTGATGCGGCATCCATATTTTGTAAGATTTTTTTCATATCCATTATTTACTCCCTACTGGAGACTTGGTGCCTTCAGTGTCTGTTATGTCTGTTGTATCGCCTGCTTTAACATCGGCAATTGGGCTATACTCGTTGGATTTGCGAGCAACCTCTAATTCTTGTAAAAGATCCATTACTCTATTTGCGCCAACATGGTCTTGTGCTTTTGGATCAGCTTGTTCCATTTCTTCTTTAGTAAGTCTTGCTTCGTATGGAGCATCATCTTTTGGTTCTTGATATGCTTCAATTGGATCATTAACTGATCTAACAACAATGTTAGCTGGTGAACAGTTACAACATTGGGCAATGTACTCACCTAACACTTGTGGAGTAGTAGGATAGTTTAGTGCTACTTCATAATGAGTAACTTCTATGTTTTGTAACTTTGGAAAGTCTAATGGACGTTCTTGTATTGGTGTTTTCTTTCCAGGACTCATTGACGCTACACTATAACGTTGTAAGCACCCTTCTAGACTGTCAGTAAAATCTTCTGACATCTCACCGGCAACGCCGATTTTAAATTCATATACTTTTTTTGCTTCTGCGAGGTATTTTTCAAACATGTTCATTCCCTATTATTAATTATTTATCCATATTCTTAAGTTTTTCTAGCAGACTATTGCGGTCAGTAATGATGGCTCCTTCGCCTTGTACAATGCCACCGTCATCAATACCGCCGTCTTTATCCATTTTCTCTTTTTTAAGTTGTAGGTCAATCATTTTTAATTTCTTGTCCATTTTAGCAACTTTAGCATCTAGTGATGTTTTTAACATACCACCTGCTACTTCAAAAACTCTACTAGCGTAACGTGATTCGACATTCATGCCTAAGTCCATTAGATCATCATAAGCTGTTAATGCTCGTTGTGCTATATCATTAAGTTCTTCATCTGCTTTTTCGCCAAGACCTTTTACTGCTGGTAATGCTCCAGCAATCTTATCAAATTCAGCAATATCTCGCAACGTATCATTTTGTTGCTGTATTACATCCTTTTTTTCTTTTTTCTGTTCTTTTTTGATTATATCCTTGCTATCAGGTAAATCAAGTAAGTCTTCTAATTTCTTGGTCATTGGTCTCTCATTATATGCTACTATTATATTTAGCTAAACTATTTAGGTACGTGATCCTTGATGGAACATATCCTTTTCGGTAATAACTCTAAAATTAATGCCTTTAGACTTAGCATATGCTCTTGCGGCTTCCCACTTTGCCATATTTAGTGCTACGTGTGCTTGATTATGTTTTGAGTTTCCGGCGTTTTCCATTGTAACTTGTTTGTCTGGTTTTACTTCAATAAGTTCAACCATATTTTTACCTTTTTTAGTTTTATACTGTATAAAGAAGTCCGGAACGTATACTGTATGTCTACCGGTAAATGGATTTCTATAAGGAATTTTTACTGCTTCACTAGCCCAAGCCTGAATTGCCGGATTTTCATCGCAAAATTTCATAAACGCAAACTCCCAACTACTTCTGTATGATGGTGTTTTACGTCCTACATATTTGTCAGGATTTTTAATATTATATTTGCCTTGAGCAAACTTGGCCATAGGACTAACCTACTAAGTTTCTTGCTTCTACAGGAGTTGTAGTATTATCAACTCTAAATCCTAAACTACTAATTCGTTGTCTATTAAAGTTAATAACTTGGGCAACTGTAAAACTTAATTGTAGTTTATTAAGGCCACCTAATGTGTCTATTAATTCAAATACTTTTAAACCGTCAATTTTTGCTTGTTGTAAAAGTATTGCTCCCGTAGATTTTGCCGCTTCTTTATCAAACCCTTTGTTTTCTAAAAATCCAATAACAGCATCAACTTCGTTACTTGGATATGCTAATTGTTTAGCGTAAAATGTGTTGAATATCTTTTTAGTTTGGCTTTGACTATCTAAGTTATCTGGTTTACGGGGTAAATTTAATTCAATTGAACTCATTTTATATTACTCCTAAGGCCCTATGTATCCAGGGTCAGTATATCTTGGACCACTAGAAGAACTAGACGAGCTTGATGATGTCTTTGAAGTTTCTCCGCCACCTGGGTTAGCACTATTAATAAGTTTACCTATGCCAACCACGCCAGCGGCAAGCGCGGCTGTTTTAAAGTCACCGCTTCCACCTGTTGGAAATGCTAGTCCTGCTACACCACTTACATCTACTCCAGATGCTTTACCTAGTGCGTTAAGACTCTTGCCAATTAGTTCGCCTTTAATTCCTGACGCATCTAAATTTCCTGCGTTCTTAATAGTATTAGCGGCTCTTAGTACTGTACCAAAATCTGCTTTACCACCGGTAATGTCATCTATAACACCAAAGCCACCTGCTAGTACTCCGCCTACACCTAGTAAGCTAGATGCTCCGCCGCCACCTAATGAATTTGGACTTGGTGTTTTATCGTAATGTTCGTCACCGAATCCTTTAGGACCATTTTTCATTGAACCTCTGCTATAGTGTACTGTTTCATATTCAACAGTCATTGAATTGCTAACAGGGTCACTTGCTGAGTAATCCATAGTATCGTGTTGCCACTGACTAATAATAGGATTAATTAATGTCATTGTAGTATAACGTTTTCTTGACATTTGAGAAATTTGTATACTTGTAAAAAAAGGTTCAGCACTATCATTATCAAAACCGTATCTGTATTGTTTTTCTGAAAATAATGTACCACTAGCGTATTGTTCACTAAAACTTGGTTTATTAGTCGCATACTCCGGTATTGTAGGATCAGGTGCTCCCGCAGGATTTACTTTAGCATAGTTACCATCTCTGTAATAGTATCTGTAGTATGCTTCCCACAATGCTGTAGTAACACCATAGTTGTCATCATGAAAAGTTATACTAACTGGTTGGTAGTCTATACGTTTTTGTACTACTTTTTTTCTGTTGTATTGGTTAATAACATCTGTTTGAATATTAAACGCTGGTAGTTGTGCTGATTTTACAAGCATGCCTATTTCGTTCATATGTTTTTGTGCTAACTGAGGAATAACTGCAGAAGACTTAGGGTTAATATTAAATGTAACGTGATAAAGAAATTTTACCTTAGGGGCTAATCTTTGATTATCATCAACAAACATTCTCGCCGCATGGGCAAAGTCACCTAAATTGCCTTTAGGGCTTAAAGCACCACTTGCTACGTTATCTAAAAATCCGTTTAAAAAGCTCATGCAAATATTTATCCAATTGAATAAAGTGAGTAGATAATTCGGTCATAAAAAAAGGGACATAAAAATGCCCCTTAATTTATTAATTTATAATGCTAAATTTTGTTTATGCCGCGCCACCGCCTGTGATAGCAGTGTTAACTGTTCTACCAATAGCTGTGCCAATGCCTGTACCTTGTGGTGATTGGATAGCGTTATCATAACGTATTGTTAAAGTCACTGTTGCTACTTCTGATGTTGCGTAGTTTAGTGAATTATAATTTGCGCTTGATAGATAACAACCATACAATTCAAATGTTTCTAGTACACCTGCTGTGTTTGCTCCGTTACCACCGTCTAAGATTTCAATTCTAGTTACAAACTTATAATCTGCTCCACTTGCAGCACTTGACTGTTCGAAGAAATCAAATTGTTTCTGTAATTGTTCGCCAACTAGTTTTTGTACGTTGTTACTTACATCTTCACGTAAGTTCAATGTAATTGGATCCCATGTATGTTTACCAGCTAAAAAGACTTTGGAGTTGTAAATATCCACTGTCATATCTTCAAATGTTACGTTAGGTCTTGTTACGTCCATTACTTGCTTTGTAAGCTCAGTCGATGGACTCGAAACACCAAAGTTTTCTAATGATACTCTAAAGCGGTATTGTAGCTTAGGCATTAACAAGCCCTGATTAGAAGCACTCGCGTTACTATCTAGTGGTACTGTTAATTTTGAAAGTGTTGAAATTGCCATTATATACTCCTGTTACTTTTATTTATCAACTTATAGTCCTGAAATTTCACCAGTGTTTTTAAGTCTTAACGGAATGTAAATAAACTCAACTGCTTTTACAGGTTCAATAGCAATATCAACATATAGTTCATTTCTATCAATTCTGTTTGGCGTGTTGTTGCTTTCATCACATACAACTAAGAAGTCATATAATGCTCTTTGCGATACTAGCTCTAGCATTAAACTGTCTACTTGTGCTTTCATTTCATCTCTTGTAATTTTATCGTTAGGCTCAAAGATGTAAGGTTTAGCAAGTTTCTTAAGTTGTGATCTTAAGTAAATTACTAGTCTTGCTACATTAATTCTATCTAACGCACTTGCATTTCTTGCTCTAGTCTTCTGACCAAAGTTAACAAGTCCTGCTCCTGTTAAGAATGTAATAGGGTTAATACTATTACTGTAAAGTGTATCACGCTGTCCTTCGTTTAGCGCAATTGACTTAAATTCGCCTTCGTTATCAATAAAGCCTGACGCTGTTGCGTTAGTAATGCCACCACGTCTTGTTCCTGCTGGAGCAAACCATGGAAACGATACTTGATCGCTTAGTGCCAATGTTCTAATAATACCGTGACTTGGTGGAACAACAACGTTGTTACCTGCGTTATCACTTGTAAATAAGCTCGGATAGAACATACCTAAGTATTCGTCTCTACTTGGTGCGCCTTCGTCATTGTCTTCAACTGCTAGTGCTGTGTTTGCGCCCCAGTTATTTAATGATGTAGCATCACTAGTTAATCTAAACGGAGTATCACCAACAACAAATGCTGTTAATCCTCTATCGTAGTTTAGACTTACCATTTCACCAATTAGTTCTGGATACCCTGGAGTTGCCATAACGTTAAACAGTCTTGATTCATCATCTCTAATTTCTTGGTTACTGTTAACCATTGCTTGTAGAGCTTGAATAATAACTTTACGTTGTGCTTTACGTCCAAAGCTACCTGCGCCGTTTGATTGATTAGCACTTTCAGTAGTCCATCTGTGTGGATAATATAATGCCTGACTTACGTCACCTTGACGAACGTTTTTAGCTGTTGTGTCAACAAAGTTACGTTGGAACTTCTTAACATTAAAGCCTGAACGTCTTAGGTTCCATAGCAACATACCTTTTGGATATAGTGCTGGATCAGGAGCGTCTGTGTCTAAGAAATCACTAACTAGTAATTCCTTAATTGTTCCTGCTGGAGCAACTGTTGCTGTTCCGCCAGTTGTACCATAACGTGCGTCAGCAAATAAAATACCATCTTCTGAAGATTGATCACCTTCATCTAATGCTAACCATTTTGCTAAGTCTGCGTTATATTTGTGTACTTGTGGATAGTTTTCTAAGTCTGCTGTTGATACCCAAATATCACCTGTTACTAGTGGTGTAGTATCTGACTGTTGTGTAGGCTCAGTAGCACTTACAATTGGTCCTTCTGGATCAGCCGCTGGATATACGTTTGCGTAACCTTTCCATGTAGTGCCATCATGTATCATCATGTCTACTTCGTCAACAATTGAACTATACCATAGTCTACCGTCTGTAGTTAATGCTGTTGGAGCATCTGCGCTT